GAAGCTGGGCGAGCGCATCGGCCGCATCACCAATCAGCACTTCACCACGGGCACGGGCACGAATCAGCCGCAGGGAGTCGTGCCGTTCTCGACCCTCGGCAAGACCGGCGCCAACGGCCAGACCACTTCCGTCACATACGACGACATCGTCGATCTCGAGCACGCGCTCGAGCCGGCCTACCGCCGCCGGGCCCGCTTCATGATGCACGATCAGACGCTCCGGGCCATCAAGAAGCTGAAGGACAGCCAGGGCCGGCCTCTCTGGCTCCCGGGTCTGGCCGTGCGCGAGCCCGACACCATCCTCGGCTATCCGTATGTCATCAACCAGGACATGCCCCAGATGGCGGCCAGCGCGAAGTCGATCCTCTTCGGAGACTTCTCGAACTACTTCATCCGGCGCGTGATGGACCTCACGCTTTTCCGGATCACGGACAAGTACGTCGAGACCGGCCAGGTCGGCTTCCTCGCATTCATGCGCACCGACGGCCGCGGCGTCAACGCCGGCGTCTCTCCGGTCGTCCACTACGCCAACAGCGCCACCTGATCTTCCTGATCAGGCGATTGCTGCCAGCCAGGGGGCGGCCTCAGGGCCGCCCCCCCGCCTTGTGGGAGGAAGTCATGCAGGTGCGAGTTCTCGTGAGCATCGCCTCGGCCGAGTGGTCGTACGTCCCTGGACAGATCGTCGAGATGGACGAGGAAATGGCCCGGACGTGGATCGGCAGCGGACTTGCCGAGCCGGCAGAGCCGGTGGGCGAGGCCTGGCCTGAGCAGGAATCTGTTCACGCATCGCGTAAACCGAAACGGAAATGATCCTGCGAGTGCTGGATCCGCCGCAGCAGGAGCCTCTGACGCTCGCGGAGGCGAAAGTGTTCCTGCGCGTGGACCATGACGCCGACGACGTCGAGATCGAGGCGATGATCCGCGCCGCGCGCGAGCAGGCGGAGCTGTACCAGGGACGGGAGGTCGCGCGCAAGCGGCTGGAGATGCTCCTCGACGGCTGGCCGCGGCGAGGGCCGATCCTGACCCCGGCGCCGCTCGTCCAGGTGGAGGACATCCGGTACAGGCTCGCGGACGGAGCGTGGATCACGTGGCCATCGGCCGAATACCTGGTCGCTGCCGACGCGGAGCCCGGCGAGATCCACCCGCGCGCCGGATGGCCGGGCGACGCGCTGTGGCCTGCAGGCGCAGTGTCCGTGCGGATGGTCTGCGGCTGGCTGCCGGACGATGTGCCGGAGCACATCAGGCAGGGAATGAAGCTCCTGATCACGAGTTGGTACGAGCACCGCACGGGCTACCGGGTCGGCAACATCCTCACGGAGGTCCCTGTCGGCATCACAGCGCTGCTCAGTGCGAACCGGCTGGTGAGATTCTGATGGCGATCGAGCCCGGAGCGCTGCGGCACAGGATTGTGATCGAGGAGAACGCGCCGGCCCGAACTCCCACGGGAGCCCTCGCGCCGAACTGGACGCCGGTGGCGGAACGGTGGGCGGCCATCGAGCCCCAATCCGGCCGCGAGTTTGTGGCCGCCCGGCAGGTTCACTCCGAGCTCACCCACATGATCACGGTCCGCGGGCCGCTGAACGTGCGGCCAGACATGCGAGTCCGGCTCGGGCAGCGGATCCTCGACATCATCGCCGTAATGGACGTCGAGGAGCGCCATGTCGAAATCCGCCTGCTGTGCAAGGAGGGTAAGGGCGCGTGAAGACGATCGACGGGATGGAGGAGTTGAAAGAGAAGCTCGGCCGACTGACGCAGTCGCTCTACACCGAGGAGGCGGTCAACGTCTACCTGACCGCCGCCCGGAAGATCCGCGACGAGGCCCGGCGCCAGGCGCCGGTCTCGCGGTGGCCCATCATCTCGCTCTGGCGCGGCTCCCGCGGCGCCAGCACATCTCGGCGCGAGCGCGGCTCGTTGCGGAAATCTATCGTGGCGTACGCCTACCGCGGCCAGGCCGGCAAGGGCATCGGTCCCGGAGCGGCGGCGCAGGTCAACGTGCGCTGGGGCCTCCAGCGGGCGCCGCACGCGCACCTGGTGGAATTCGGTACTGGCACGCGGACGGCGAAGTCGGGAAAGGTGATGATGTTCCCGGCGCTGGGCGGCCAGGGATGGATCGCGGCGAAGCGCGTCGGGCCCACGCCTCCCAATCCGTTCTTCCGGCGCGCCGTCGAGCGCGCGGGTCCAGTGGCGCTTGATGCGGCTCGCGACCGCATTGCGAAGATCCTGGAAGGCGCAGCCCAGAAATGACGATTGCGGCGAGCCTCTATGCCCATCTGACCGCCCATCCGGCCGTAGCCGCCCTCGCGGACGATCGCGTGTACCCGGTTCTCGCGCCGCAACGGGATCCGAATGCGCCTCTGGCGCCGACGCTTGTCTTTCGCCTGGCCGCCAGACGCGATGCGCTGGTGCTGAATGGGCCGTTGACGCTGGCGACCACAGAGTGGGAAATCGCGGCTCTCGCGGCAGATTACGACACCGCTCACGAGCTGGCGGAGGCCGTGATCGGGGCCCTGAACTACTTCAAAGGGCAGATGGGGGGAAGCGTGCAGGTCGAGGCCTGCACGCTTCAGGATGCAGCGGACTTCGACGAGACGGATCTCGGGTTCTTCGCGGTCCTGCTGCGGTTCGAGATTCAGTTCAAGTAACGAGGAGGAACGATGCCTTACAGCGCATTCGCCGTGCAGGGCACGGCGCTGCAAGTCAAGATCGGGGCTGCCTTTGTGGCCGTTCCGGGAGTCGAAGGCCTGTCCGGGCCCACGGGCACGAAGCAGCAGATCGACGTCACGGCCATCAACGATACTGCGGCGAAGTTCGTCGCAGGCCTGCCGGACTACGGCGAGGTCACTTTCCGTCTGTACTGGGATCCGTCTGACTCGGCACACCAGCATCTGTTGACGAGCTATCAGACTCCAAACTCGACAGACGAGTTCAAGCTGGTCTGCAGCGATGCCGGAGCGGCCGAAGTCCTGTTCAACGGCCAAGTGACCGGATGGCAGTGGTCGTTCGAGAAAGGACAGGCGGCCAGCGTCGAAGTGACGATCAAGGTCAGCGGCAACGTGACGGTAACCCCGTAAACCATGTCGAATCCGAATCCACTCCGCAAAGAACATTTCGTCGAGATCGGCGGCCGCCGGCTGCCGCTGCGCTTCGAGCACCGTGACTTCGCGCGCGCCGAAGGCCGGCTCGGCATGGCGCTGCTCGGGCCTCCGGCGGCCGAATTCTGGGCCAAGGCCGGGCCGGCGTATCAGACGGGAGTGCTGCTGTTTGTCGGCCTGCTGCATGCCATGCCGCAGCTGACGCTCGAGCAGGCGCAGGACATGATCACGTTCGACAACGCGGCCGCGATCGAACAGGCGGTCTTCGAGGCGTTTTCGGACGCGCTCCGCGTGCCTGGCCTGAGCGGCGAGAAGGAGGCTGCGGCCGATGGCCCTTTAGCAGGGACGACTACTGGCTCGGAATCTGGGCCATCGCCAGAGTCGACCTCGGGCTCCCAGATCGAGACTTCTGGAGGATGACCCCGCGCGAGTTCTGGGCGCTCGTCGACCGCGCCCAGGCTCGGGAGCGGCTGGCCGACGTGCGGGCCGGCATGATGCCCTGGCTCTACTGGAACGCTCATCGGGGAAAGACACCGGAGAAGCCGCTCGAGGAGTTTCTGCCGACGCTCTGGGGCCGCAGGCGGCGCGGCATGAGTGGAGCCGAAATTCTGGCACGCTTCCGTGCATTGAAAGATGGCGCGTCTCAGTGAACTGATCGTCAAGATTACCTCTGACACGGCGCAATTCTCGCGCGGCGTGCGCGAAGTGTCGGTAGAGATGCAGCGGCTCAGTTCGGCAAGCGAGAACGCCGTGCGCGGCATTCGTACAGCGTTCGAGCGGATCGGCGCCATCGGAACCAGGCTGACGATCGGAGTCAGCGCGCCGCTGGCGGCGCTGGGCGTGGCTGCGGTGAAGGCCGACGCCGATCTGGAAGCCCTGCGCATGGGCCTGATCTCCGTCAGCGGCAGCGCCGCCGCGGCGGACAAGCAGCTCGCGCGGCTGGCCGAGGTGGCGAAGCTGCCGGGGCTCGGCTTCCGCGAGGCCATCCAGGGCTCCGTCAATCTCCAGGCCGCCGGTTTCTCGGCTCAATTGGCAGAGCGTTCTCTGAAGGCTTTTGGCAACGCTCTGGCCACCGTCGGCAGAGGCAAAGCCGATCTGGACGGCGTCATTCTCGCCCTCACCCAAATCCAGTCCAAAGGGAGGATCTCGGCGCAGGAGATCAACCAGCTCGGCGAGCGTCTGCCGCAGATCCGCGCTGCGATGAAAGCCGCGTTCGGCACGGCCGACACGGAAGCGCTCCAGAAGATGGGCATCTCGACGCAGGAGTTCATTGAGCGGATCGTTGCGGAGTTCGAGAAACTGCCGCCGGTAACCGGCGGCGTCAAGAATGCGTTCGAGAACATCCGCGACGCTGCCGAGCGGGCGATGGCCGAGTTCGGGGCCGCGCTGCGGCCTGGCACGGAGTTAGTGGCGAAATTCGCCGAGGCCGCTGTTTCCAGGCTGGCGGATCTGGCGAAAGGATTCCGCGAGCTGCCGCCGGCCATCCAGGCCACGGCTGTGGCGCTTGGAGGCCTCGCGGTGGCCGCCGGTCCGGCGCTCGCTGCCATCGGACAGATCGGGCTGGGTATTACCGGGATCGCCACAGCGATCCCTGTGATTAAGGCGATGACGGTTGCCGCCGGAGCTGGCATTCTGGCTCTAGGCCAGTTCGCCGGCGCTCTGGTCTCTCAGGTGGTTCCTGCTGCCGGATCGGCCACCGTAGCCCTGAAGGCCCTCGGAGGCGTAGCTCTGCTGACAGCTACGGCTCTGGCCGTCGTCCAGTTGGTCTCGGCATCCAGGCAACTGCGCGACGCGCAGCAACAGGCGCGCGAGGCCACCGAGCAACAGAACCGCAGCATCGAGATTCTGCGGATCAAACTCCATCAGGCTGGCATTTCGACCGCGGAACTCGACCAGGCCTACCGCCGGGCCGAAATCTCGATCGCCCAGTACGCCAGCGGGCTGATGCAACTGGCGACAGCCCACAAAGCGACGCACCAGGCGGCGGACGAGGCCAGGCGGCAGACCATGGACCTGGCCGAGGCCTTCCGCGTGCTCGGAGTCGACAGCACCGAGACACTCACGAAGCGCTACCAGCAAGCGCGCGACGCGCTGGCGGCGGTCGAGCAGGCCTACCGCGAGGGCAAGGCCTCCGCCATGGATCTGGCCCGTGCCCAGGAGGCTGTGCGGCAGGCCTTCGAGGCCGTGCACAAGCCAATTAAAGCGGTCCAAGAGGAGCTGGGCAAAATTCAGGGGCCCGAAAATGTCGGCACCGTGCTGCGCGACATGGTCTCCGATATCGCCGGCGGCGCCCAGGCG